TATCCAAGTCACTCAGAGTAGTGATCCCATACTTTTTCATGGCTGCTCTAAATGCTTTTTCATACCCACCTGCTGCTTCAAAGATAATGTCACAAGGATTTACCTCATAAATGCCTTTCACATTAGGAATCTCAATCTGTAACGGCTCAGTACCAACAAGATAAGCAACCCTGTCAGGACCGGCAGCTGCTTTTAATCCTTCGGGTGCCATGTCAGTCACTAATACTTCTGGATAAACTCTACCTCTAATTTCATCAGGTGAGAGTTTGGGTGCCTCTTGAAGTAGTTGTTTTTTTATTGCTTCAAACATTATTTACCCCTCATGTCCTAACGCCTTATGGGCTCTTGCGGCTTCGTCTGGTTTGATACGTCTGATTTCACCAACACCTTCTTTACCTTTTTTTAATCTCTTAGCTACTCTTACTCTAGCATCAATTTCACTAGGAGCCATTACTATAACATCACCTAGGCCTAGTATTTCTACATCCCACTCCACTACTTCATTTAATAATGATTCTAGTTTCATTCGTTAATACCTAATTTTTCCAACCTATCACTAAAGTCTATTTGACTGGGGTCAACTATTTGCGTCCCAGCACTAATATCTTTTGATTCTACCATCGGTAGAGCTAGTTGATGCTCCATTTTTATATCCTCTTCTTCTTGTCTATCATCAGCATTTATTACCATATCCATAAGCGGGTCATTAGTAATTCCGTTTCTTTCAACTATTTGTCGTGCTCTATCTCTAGCCCTGGCCTGCCGTTTAGTAATTCCTTCTTTAGCAGTTTGGGTAGATGATGGGCTCGCAGCTTGCTGAGAACCGGACTCTATTACTTGCCCCGCGCCTTGCGACCTAATAACCTCTAACATTATATCTTTCATACCTCGATCAATCTCTTCCCTAATCATTTTTCTAACTTTAGGTAAAAGAATCTTGGCTAGTGCCTTTGATACTCCTTCAATTATTGTCGAAGTAAGATCTGCTGCTTTAATTCCTGCCATACTATTATCCTTAGATGCCGCCTAGCATCTGGTTAATGTCACCCAATTTATTTTCAATTTCACCAGCGGTCCCAACATGGGCCCAGCTTTCACTGTCCTTCTTTTGTGACTTATCTAAAGCAGTCATAAGCTTATGAGTTGTTGTCATAAGAGTGTCTATGTTCTTCCTTCTTACTCCATACGCATTGCTTGCAGAGCCAACCATTTCTGACTTCTTAACCCTAATGGGTGCCTTGGCCTCGTCATTTTCATGGTGATACTCAGGTAGTACCGTAAACGCAGATACAGCTTCTTTTAGATTCATATTTGTTCCCTCTTCTAGATGCTCATTCCACTCTTTCATTAATGATTTTACTGTGCTCATTTTAATTCCCTATGTTTTTAAGCTTACCAGCGTTCTATTACCGCCACCAGCTGCTAGTTTCATTACCTTACCCAAAGAACCGGCCGCCTTCAAATGAGTTGCCATTTTCTTAGCATCCTTTGGGTCACCAAAAATAAATGCTATTCCATCCTTAACTGGTTGGACATCTTCAATACTTTTCAATTTCAATTTCTTTGAAACCATATCATACATTTTCTTAACTAACGCTTTTGACTTAGGAGTTTTTGCCAGCCTACCAACATCTTGTTTGCCCTCTGTATCTACAACAAACCCTTCCTTGTCTTTTACCTTCATCTCCTTGGCTTTATGAGAACCGCCATGAGCCTCGGCAATACCACCAGCAGGATCTAATCCACTTACCCAAGGACGTTTGCGAATCTTGCCCTTCTTCGTTTCATCTTTGCTTTCTTCTACTGTAATGCCTTTCTTCTTACGCCAATGCAAAACAGTAACAGCATCATTGACTTCATCAGCCCACTTACCAGCTTTCCGCGCCATTGGTAATCTCTTAACAGCATCACTGGCGTCAGCAATAATATACTTTAAACTACTCTCAGGTAAATCCCAAAACCTTACATTCTCAATATGAGGTGCGCCTCTTGGTCTACCCTTCTTTGCTTTGGGGTCAGCTTCCATCACATCATCAGCAGCATCTTTCTCTGCTTCATCTTCCGGAGTGTGTGGGTCATTAGGCTTAAGAGAATCAACACCAGAGATTTCTAAAATAGCTGTATTCTTTAATTTACCTCTAAAAGTTCTGTGTTTCTCAGAGCCTGTACCTCTAAGCTCTATAGTACCGTCCTTGTTAATCTTCGTAACAATACCCTCAATACCTGCGCCACCTTTTTGTTTATGGCCAACATGAACTCTATCGCCAACTTTTACTGGTCTTTTAATAGCGTCATACCACTTAGTTGCCTCAGTAAGAGAGTCAGCACCTGAATTTTCAGTAATGACTTTCCTAGTGGCATCCTTAACTGAATCTCTTTCTACATCACCTGTATTCTTTACACCTGCTGCTTCAGCCTGCATTCTCAAAGTAGCATCGGCCTCTAGATGTTTAAGAGTTTCTTTAATTGCGTCATCAAGTGCCTCTTTATCTACTTCGATCTCTTCATTATTAGCAGGTTCTAGAGTGCCTCTCATACTTATCATTCCCAAAGGCTTGTTATCAGTCATCCACATTTGTAGATGCTCCCTAACAGCTTTCCTTAAATCTGATTTCTTTATTTGCATTATATAGTCTCTACCTTCATTCTCTTTTTAAGTCGTTTGATGAAACGGTCCACATCTATTACATCCCTGACCTCACCTGCCATTACTTTACCAACCAACATTTGAATCAAGTGTCTTTTTACCTTTTTCTCTTTGACCATTTCTGGATAGTCTCTATACATTACATCTATCACTTGGTCTATTAATTGTTCCTCAATATGTGAATCTAGAACTTGAGAAACAGGATCTTCTAACCTATTCCCCGGTGTTGTCCTATAACCTTTTATACCCCAAGATGCAACGCTAGCATTCCCAGGCGGATGTTTAGATGCATAAGCCGTAGTTGGTCCTTGTAACTCTGCCAATACATTCTTTAGCTTCACTTCTATATCCCTACCGCCACCATTTGTTGAGAAGGCGAGATATCCATCCATCTTAATTTAAGTTTTGCAAACTGTGTTAAATCTCTACCACTAAATCTTACAGTCTTATTGCTAGCATCAAATCTAATATCCTCAAACCCAACAATCAAACCCTGAGCGGACTCCATAATATAGGCTCTTTTACCGCCGATAACTCTTTGAGCAACTTTGATTTTACTTTGCTGTTTGCTATCTAAATCATCAAAATCTAATTCATCGCCACCTTCGGTGATTATGTCTTCTTTAAACGTATGTTGTAATTTCATTATTCACACTCACATGGATTACAGGTGCAATCTTCGCACTCACATTTAGGATTATCACACATCATTTTTGTGGTATTCCAAAGGCCACATCTTGGCCAATAATTTTAGTATCAGCAACACCTGCATTAGCTATCTTACCCAATTTCATCATCATACTAGCGGGGAGACTGATTTCCTTTTTGGAACCCCAAGCAAGATTCTTAAATACTACATAAATATACTTTCCCTTTAAGTCATCTTCTATTGCATCGGCTTCCTTGCCTAATTTCAAAATCTTCTCAATGTTTTCAACCTTCTTTTTCGCACTTTTAGGTAAGTCCTTATAATCAATGACTTCACCACCGAACTGCGCCTTGGCCTCAGTAATTACACTTTTAATCTTCATTAATCTAACTCCAATATATCGTTAAGGACTTCATCCAACAACACCAATCTATTTTGTTTAATAAGGGCTTGGTACTCTACACTTTCTTGTAGGTTCATAAAAGCATTGCTCGTTGATGGATTACTTACCATATCATAGCAGACAAGATTGAAATCGTCTTCCACCATGTCGTAACCTTCGTTAGTCCGGCTCGTGCTGCCCAAACCTCTGGATGAGATACCCAATTTGATACCTCTATCTACAAGCTTCCCAAGAATTTGCCCCTTCGGTGTGTCCAATACTTCAACCTCACCTAGAAGATTCTCGCCATCCCATTTAGTTTCTGTAAGTAGATGACTAACATTCTCTAACTGGACAATAGGAGAGTCGGGGTGATCTAATTCACCTAGTGCCCTTCTATCTGTAATAAGCTCTTGATATTTCTTATCTTCTCTTTCAAGAATGGGCCTAGGATAAATTCTATTATTAGCATTAGGCTTGCCAGCGGCTTGAATAATACCTCGCATAGAAATAATACCATCGGAAGACTTAGATGGCTTCACATCTTCATACTCAAATAATAGAAAAGAATGAAGCAGGTTGGGGTTATGGTTTTTTATCTCACTCATCTTCGTCACCTCCGTCCCGGTCTTCGTGATTCATGCCATTAATTTTTTCCAGCAAACTTTCTAAGTCATCAATCATTTTACGAATGTGATTCAACTCAGCCGTTGCTCTTTTGGCGTTTAGTTTAGCAGCACCTGTAGCGATATCCATTTTCAAGGCATCCAGAATAAACATTCTAGCATAACCCAAACTTGTATTCAAGTTTTTAGAAATGCCCTCAAATAAACGAATGATGTAATTCATCCGTTCATTGCCAGGTTGCTCTAACAATACTTTCAAAATAGTATCTTTGACAAGCTTGTCAGCAGCTTCTGCTACATTCTTTGCCTTATATGTTTTATCCTTGGACTTACCTTGACGTTTCATAAATTTCTTCTTCTTCTTTTTCCATTGGTTAATTTCTTTTTCAGTAGGATTTCCTACTGCCGGAATTACACCATCATAACCTGCGACATCTGCTGTCGTTGATACTTCCTTCTTTACTCTGTTCACTTTAGATAAGAACCTTTCCGCCACGATCTGAATTGGAATTACCACCAGGCTCTCCTGCAGGAGCAGATTCTGCTGCCGATGCTATCCCAAAAGAAGCAGCAGTTGTAAAACTCTCAAATCCTTTTATTTGATCAGTGATATCTAAATTTCTAAAGGATCTGATAACGGCCCTCGACCTTGGCGAGCTAGCTGATTTCCAGCCTCTTCCAGCAGGTCTAGTCTTAGGAGATTGAAATAAATTAGAAATACCCCATTTCGATCCAATAGCCGCGGCTTTTGAACCAGCACTACCTCCCGAGCTTAACATCCCTATTGCTTTTTGAGCTGCTTCGCTTATAGTACCATCGGAAGAATTTGCTGCTCCACTTCCCACGGCAACGCCTCCACCGCCAGCACCAATTTTGCCTATACTGCCTCCAAGCGAAGCTGCTATACCCCAAATGTCCGCATCACCATAGCTGGGATATTGAACTTGATCAAAATGCACCTTAGAGCTTCGGGTTACTCTAGCCTTGTTTAAAATGTGGCCCATACTACGGAAAGAATTAAGACCGTTGACCTGAGCCACTTTTTGCGAAGCCATGCCCACAGCGCCGCCAACTGATTGATTTATTTTTTCTATAGTTCCAAGTGCAGCGCCAGGTGTGGACTTAGCCGCGCCGGCTATGCCACCTATAGCGTCAAGACCTCCACCAGCGGCGCCTGCAGCAGCTCTAATTAGATTACTTAATCCCCATCCCATTTACTTTCTCCTTAATTGCAATATTGTTCTAGCAGTTACCATTTAGTTTCTTCCTCCATAGGGTTGCGATCTTGCCCCGCCGCGAGAAGCTTGCGGATTAGCTGCCCCTTGGCCTTGGTTGCGGAAATTGCCACGGGCGGCTTGTGAATTAGTTGTTCTACCATTTACTTTATTAGAATTAGAATTATTAGCTCTATTAGCCTGGGGGTTTGTAGCAGGTGGGTCAGACTGCAACGCCATCTGTGTGTAAGCCTCATACATTGATTTAGCTGGAGGATTTGCGATTGTCATCATTTCAGCTATTACAGCGGCAGGCTGTTTCTCCCCTTGACTGGCATTACTTCCTGGCATTGGCATTGGTCTAACACTTTTCTTTGATTGACCTTGTCCTACTTTAACGACAGGTGGCGTCGAAGGACCGTTACTGCTTTGGTCCTGCACGACACTGGAACTTGGGGGCTTACCTGCTGGTGCCTGTATATCTATGGGCCCCGTTGTAGCAGCCTCGGCCGCCTCCTGAGCCCATTCACCTTTAGTAATAGCTTCTATGATACTTTGAGTATTAGTAGCTGTATAGGGAGCCCCAGGGCCATAAGACGGACCAATACCAGTTTCTAAGCCCGGTTGCGATGCAAGACCTATGTGTCCTCTCATTCCAGGTACCCACATGCCCGCGGGCATTCCATGAGTAGGTCCGGTAGCTTCTTGTGCCGAATTTGTGCCGCCGAGTCCCCTGTAAGTGCCGCCTCCACCGATAACCATATTCCACATTTGCATTAATGTCGCCAACTATCTTCTCCTAAAATAATTTTAGCTTATCCTTCATCTCGACAGAGAGAAGGATGTCTTTAAGATTACTAGTTGTAACAGTGGGCTGTTTTGCAATGCCCTGTAATTTTTCTGTTACCAAACCAATCTTTTCTTTAATCTTTTCATCTTCGATAGTCAAAGCCTTGTCTGACACTTCGTCCAAGAGACTATCTACTTTCTCACATATCCATTTCTTAAATTCATTACTATCCGAAGAAGTGTAGTACTTGACTAAATAATTTTTCTGCTCTTTAGTAAGTAAATGTTTATAAGCTTCGTCAAACTTTTGAATAGCTAAAATCAAACTCAACTTACCAGTTTGAGCTTCCTCTAAGGAAAAATTAGTTTCCCCTTCAAATCTACTCCTTCTTTCTCTAACTCGTTTAGCTTCTTGGTTCTCTATAAGATGCTCAAACAAACTTTCATCTAGTTGCAATGTTTCCTTAGAAGTAAGATATTGATCGCCTTCATGTAATTTGATATGAAAACTAGCTAAAGTTTTATAATTGGGAATCTTAATTTTCAACAGTTCTTTCTTATTAGTAACTTGAGAAAGAGCCTCTATAAGAATTTTCAATTCGGCGCCAAGCTTTTTAGACTCAACAGTCGTATTAAATTCTTTCTTAAGGTTCTCTACAAACCGCGAGGCAAAATAATAATTTCTTGCTTCACTATAAAGAAATTGTGAATAAATCTTATAAGCTTTAGAAATTTCTGTTGACTTAACAAAGTTCTCTTTCAGCAAAGAGAAGAGTTTATGGGCCTTTGTTGGATTGTTTTTTGATACTTCCGTAAGCACAGCATGGTTAAGTATCTCAAATAAAACACCAACATTTTTTTGTTTATTGTGCTTCATCTTGAACCCCGTGGGCAAATTGAGTTAGTATGATAAAATAAATATAATAAAGAGTTCCTAAATGTCATTTATTATACTTTTTAGGGTAGAATCTTTAGGAAGTTTCTGATCATCTCTATCAGTAGCCAAGTTCTCTAACATACTTTTTGACTCATAGTTATACTGCATAATGTCCGCTATTGTTTTATCTAACACATCTACTTTGGCAGGTTTGCCATTAGTTTTTATAAAGCCATTTTCATTATAGCTATAATCTTTGGGATATCCTGGTAACTCGCGAGTTCCTGTTGGATCGTATGGCATAGCATCTTTAGTCCAATTTTCTTTATCTTCAGTGGCGTTATCATCAGCATCATCATCCTTATCATCACCTCCGCCAAAACCTTCTCCACCCATACCTGGAGCGCCAGGCTCCTCACCTCCTTCTAATTTCTCAAGGATACTCTTGGCTACTGCTTCTTTTTCTTGTTCTATTCTCATACGAGAAATTTCATTATCAGAAAGTTTTAGTACATTTTTCTGAACATAATAAGCAGAAATAATATCGGACTCGGCCATTTCTCTTGCGGTACCAAACCTCTTATCCATTAAATCAAGATGCATCATCTCGGTGATAGTAGAAGGATTAGTTAATTTCAAGTCAAAATTATAAATGGAAGACTCATCATACCCACGCAGATAAAGGTGGATAAGTGATATCTTCGCCAGTTCGCTGACAACAATCTTTTGAATACGTTGAATAGTTCTCGCAAACTTAATGTCCTCCTGTGCTAAGGTTGATTTGCCTGAGAGATCTTCTTCCGCGGTAAGATAAGACTTAGGAACGCCGAGAGATATAAACAACTTATTTTGTAAATACTCAATGTCTTCAATAGCAGCAGCATTTTCGCCGCCAGGTAAGGTTTCAATCCTACTGCCGCGATCGCCGCGAACTGGAATAAAGAAATCTTCAAGTATAGATTCGGGATTATAACGTAAATCAATCTGTCCATCATTTTCCGAAGTAACAGGTATGCGCTTGAGTTTATCACGCGCATTCTGCATGTAGCCTTCCACATCTTTAGGTGGTATGTTTCCAACATCAACATAAAATACTCGTCTTTCTGGTGCCCTACTAATACGATAGATTAGCATTGCGTCTTCAGCCATTAATAGCTGCTTCCATACTTTTCTTGAAGAATCCAGAACCGAACGCCCATAAGGCAAAAATCTATCGTCACCCAGTATTCGTAAGTGAGAGATTTGGTAGTTTTCAAAAACGGTATTCCCTTGTGAAGTCCACTTGAACCTCAGGCTGTTAGGATCGTTATTGTATCCCTCTTCTCTTTCCACTTCGCCAACTGGTAGTGCTATAGCACCTAATACACCTTCTTTTTCTACTATGTCAAGCAAGTTAAAGTGATCGCCATACTTTACCATGTTTCTTATCCATGTCCAAAGATGAAAATCAATATCTAACCTTTGATATAATAACTCTTCTAACTCGCCCACGATTTTATCATCATCACTTACAACCTGAACTGTCTTCCCATCTTCCGAATATGTCATACTATCATCAGCATAAATGTCTAGGGCTCTTGTAATCTCAGGGTAATGATCCATCTCTTCGTAGTCGCGGATCCGCTCGATACGCTCTACTGCACCAACAAGACCTTCACCATATAGGGTCTGAGTTGCTTTATGGAACGAATCAAAAACACGACGCTGAGCCGTGCTTGAAGGGCGCTCCGATGGGATCTTGTAAGTCGCAGAACCACCTTTGAGTAATCGCCTTAGTATGTCAAACTTATCTGCCATTTCTTATCCTTTAATCTGCTGTTGATTGTGTTGCGAAAAACAACACCAGCGCCAAAACCACAGGAACGAGACCAGCGATGCCGCCCCATACACCTGCCTTGACTTTGAGTGTAGCAATGTCTACTTGTATTTGAGTAAGCTTACTATCTATATTACTAAACTTACCATCATGCATTTCCAGCTTTTCCATTACCAATTTTTGATATTGGGCCCATCCATTGTCTACACTAGCCATCTCATATCCTCCTTCTGCCCTGTGCCTGTATCGAAAGTCCACTGGCTCTCTTGCTCTTTAGACTTTGCGTTCCAAACACCAAACTCATACGGTGTGTTATTAAAATTCAACCCTTGTAACAAGTCCTTCGTTAGCTCCTCATCTTGCGAGTTAAACTTAAGAGTAGTAGCTCTGACATACATGCCCATAGCTAGTGATAATATAAGGTCATCATTATACCCTCCAAGAGCCTCCGGCTTTCCATTATGGAATATAAAAGTTTCCAACTCAGCCATAGTTCTTTTTGAATGTAATGTAAAGTCATGTGTTCTTAAATCTTCTTCCAACCGTGCTATACATGCCGGTCTGCTCTTCATGCTCATGGTAAATCCAGGCACGGCATTTTTTGGGACATTATAAATATCATACTGTAATTGATTGGCGTTACTTTCATGTATCTTTGTTAAATCTTTTATTGTCCAATACATGCTCTTGTATTCCATCTCTATGATCTTCATTACTACATGATGACCCATAGAGGCATTTTCAACCACAACATACGCATTATTATATTGGACTGCGGTGTTATGTATAAGGTGAGAAAAAGCATCAGTATTAACCTTACCTCTATACTCCGCCACTTGTTCATAATTCTCCACATCAATAATATGAAAGGCAGAAAAGTCTTCGCCATCGCCTCTTGCTACGTCCGCACATAGCAAATACTGTTTAGTGTAATCGGGATACTTCCAAATCCATAACCCTTTATCTATCCAAGTTTTCTCTTCGGGCTCCCTCAAGTAAGGCCTAAAACCATCATCTGCCGGCTCTTCTTCGTTGGGATGTTCCTCGTACCACTGAATTGCCTTCATACTTACTACGTTATTACCCGATTGTAAAAAGTCACAGCCATGTTCTTGAGCAAACGCTTGATCACCAATCTTTCTTCTTTCTTCCCGTGCCCACTCATCATCTCTATCTGGATGCAAATTCCAAGGTAAATTTATAGGTTTAAAAGCAATGTTCCTTTTCCCTACTTGCTCCCCTGCTCCCGCTTGAGCATCTATATAAATTTTATGAAACCAATTACCAATACCATTAGGTGAAGACAACACAATACAATCACCACCTGTAGATAGGGTAGGTTGAGCAGCAACCCAAATAGTGTCCATTGACTTAATAAAAGCTGCCTCATCAATAATAAGAAGACTCAAAGCCTCTGAACGAGCAGCATCTTTAGATGTAGTACCTGTAGCACCTGCCTTTATCTTGCTGCCATTAACTAGTTCTATACTCTGTCGGTTGTCAACTAACAGATCGCTCTTCAAAAAGTCAGGAATCTCTTGTAAAAATACTCTTACTTTATCAACAAGATTAGTAGCTGTATCTCTCTTCGTAGCAAGAATGAATATTTCTTTGTCCTTGAAAAAGTTGGCTAACCATCCGGCGTATGCAGCACAAAGTGTACTGATGCCAAGCTGTCGTGCCTTGAGAATAATATTGTAAGAGTTATCTAAAAAGCTTTCAAGTGTATCTTCTTGAAAATCCCATAAATCAAATGGAAGCAACCCTTTGGTAGGATGACGCACTCTACCATAAGTTTTGAAAAAATAAATGGGATCCTTACGACACTTCACATATTCTTTTAGTTGTTCTTCATCCATCCTCAATCCCTGTTACTAAAATCCGTACTCTGGATAATGTTTAAAGAGTCCTTTTACCATACCCATCGTATAATCTTGCTCTATCCAATAATCCCATGCTTGTCGTTCAAAATCGGGATGTTTCCCGTAATCCGGAGCTGAACCATGTGGTGCTTCTTTAGGCGGATCTTTACACACCACAAAGCCCACATCTCTACTTAATTTTAACACAAAATCCTTCTTACATAAATAAGGATTATTACTATAGTGTGCATTTTTAGAACTCATAGAATAAAGCTTATCATTAATTTTGGTACAAATCTCAGGGTGTTTATCTCCAAAGCCCCAATCATCACTAAACCCTATGTACCACTGACCAGGCCTTATTTCTGTTCTCCAATCAACAGTAGACCATTTTACAGCTTCATTCGATGTGGTCTTATAATCTTCAACCACCCTATACTTCAACATATCTATACCACTGTCAAGTGCAGTCAAACCTATTTCTAACTGATCCTTTGTTTCTTCTTCAGATTCAAATAGGTAAAAATCTTCTTCCAAAAATAAAACACTATCTGTATGTAACTCTTCAATAGCCTTTATCATTCCCCACCCAATGCCGTAGTTAATTTCATCACCGCCCCAAGATATGTTGGGCCAGTTATCCATAACCTTATCGGTTTCTTCTATTCGCCCATTGAAATGAATATAAACTTCATCAACCAAATCAAATAAACCATTATCTTGATAACTCTGTAAACTATATTCTAACTTAAGAGGGCGCTTGCAAGCTAGAATAGCCACCCCTAAACTCATTCTCTTGTCCAATCTCTAGGAGAAAACCATTGTTGAAGTAGTCGTGCGTTTTTTATGCCTTCTAAATTAAATTTTTTGATGCGACCTCTAGTTTTCACAGCTCGCGTAATGTCATAACCATAAAGGTAAGTTTTACGCTTACCGTTTTTAAGAGTTTCTTCAATTATGTCGTAAGGTTCTAGATTGCGAGTAACTGTTTCACCGGATATAGTAGTGCCATATGGCTTAGGTTTTTTGTATTCCTTATCTTCTTTGTCATAACGAATACGCACCACTTGATTCATATCTATACCGTTTTTAAGGGCAATAAGATCTCTATTTGATATCGCCATCGTCCTCTGCTTCATCATCTGCTGGTTTTTGGTCCAGCCGTTGCATTTTATGAATCACATAGTCAGGTTCTAGAATAGATGTAAGTTCCGTGCGAGTGAGGGAGGTTTTGATATAAGCAACAATTTGAAAATCTAACACCCCATCTTTGAGTTCAGAAACATTAACAGGTGTGAGTCCTTCTATTTCTATATTGTTGATACTCATGTCATATTTAAATTTTCTTTCTTTTTGATCCTTATCGTCTGCGGTAGTATTAGGTATCTGTAAAACAATCTTAAACTTTTTCTCTGTTTTATCTGAGGGCTCTTCATCTTCTTCGGCTTCTCGTAACGCATTAATCAAAGTTGCCTCTGTAGGTTTGAATGTTTTAGAATAGTTACCAAATAACTTATACTGAGCTATAAGAGTATCAAACTGTTTTTGATCAGCTATGGTAACTAGTTGAGAGACAATCATTCGGCGCCTCTTGTAGTTAAAACCTAAATCCATAAGTCTAGCTTGAATCATGCCTAACCATTTATTTTGTGCTCTTCGGGCATCTTTTTTCTGGGCATTAACAAATTGCGCCATCATAGATCTGATGCTGCCGTCACCTTCAGTAAGGATATTAAATAATTGCATTTATTTCTTCTTCATACCTTTAAGAGTTTTTGCCAGGTTCAGTCTTTGTAATTCAGTTCTTTCAGGCTTTGTGAGCTTCTTGTCGCCTTCACCCTTTTTACTCAAAGTGGCAATTTTTTTATTGATAGTAGCGGCTGGAATCTTTTCACCTTTCTTTACACCTAATTGCTTGCGTAAAGCTCCAGGTTTCTTTATAGCTCCCTTGATCCAGTTATCTTCTGTGACATCTTTTAAATTCATTAAGTTTCTCGTTATAAAATGTATGTGGGCTTTTTAGGCCCACATACTTTTAATGAGTTATTTTAACTCTTCTGCAGCCTTCTTAAGATCACCGAAGGTTTCTGCAATACGTTTAGAGCCGCCTGCCAGTAAACCAGCGGTTAATACTTGTCCTAGTAACGAAGCTTCACCATCAAACAACAAAGCTACCAAGTCAACTGGTACCTGCTGAGCTATTAAAAAAGAAACAGCTACTGTGATAGGTACCTTCAAGCCCTTACCACTAAGCAGTTTCTCATAGTACTTCCATCCGAAAACAGTAGCTAAACCTCTCTCAATAATAACTGAGAGAGCAATCAACAATGCAAATACACTCGCTACGTTTTCAAAAATTGGTCCAAATTCCATACAATTTCTCCTTGTAGGGTATTAGTTTCTACATTAACCTGTTCTACATAAGCACTAACCGGTTTTGCGCAATCACTTACATAAATATCACTTATTAGGCTAAAAGATCAATATTCCTACCTTCACTAACATGTTGCAACATTCTTATAATATTTATTTGAGCCGCGGATGCGTCGGAGCCATTTCGCGAAATCATTTTCCGACTCCTATTTCTTTTTCTTGAGTCGTGATTTTTCCTTTCGCCCCTTATTCTTAGATGAGGGCTCAAAACCTGCGATGGTGTCACCGCTGTGACTAGCATCTTTTCCGTCGCCGTTGGCATACGTACCTTTGTCTCTGTTGTACTTGTTGAGTTTGGCCCTGTAACCAGTTTTGGATTTATTATACTTACGTTCCCTATCATAATCCCTTCCATCGGCCTTAGAATACTTATGAGCTTCTATTACATCTCTTAGTTTCATCGTAGTTTTAAAAATCCTTTATAATCTGTGTCACCAGATTTTATATATTTTTTACGCCTCCAGCCGTGTCCAGATGTCATTGCTACTTTATCATAATAAAGAGTATCTGTTTTTTTTACTATTTTCCCTAAAGCTTTTTTAGCCGCTGGTGATGCTTCTTTGCTCCATTCTGCAGAAGGATGTCCATCGTCATCAGTGATGGCTAATCTAATATGCCCACCCTCAAACGCCGTTTGATAAGACAATCCTTCATCATCTAGATATTCTTGATGACCGCTTCTCATCTTCTTTACCTTACCACTTGGTAGTATCCAATATTGGGTAGTGGTATACATTCCCTCTCTTATGAGAATACCTTTTAATTTCATTTCTTAAACCCTCTATTAACCATCTTATGACCACGTTGCTCTAAGGAAACAAGAATGGCATCTAAATAACGTCTTCTATCAGAAGGGCTGGTTGCCCCTATCTTATCCAGTTCATCCCAAATGTTTTTAATGACTCGACCTGCAATAGATCGTGTCTTATTAACATTAATGGGTTTGCTATTAGCTTCACTTAGTTTCATTGTGTTTTCTCTTTACCGCTTAAGTAACCGGCTATGATACCAATCACACCTGTTACAGCCATTTGTAAAAGATTGATCACACTTTCATCTACCGGACGGTTCTCTT